TCATTGTAGATAAACACAGGCGTGTTGTCTCTCTTGGTTTCAATGGCTTTCCCCGCGGTGTGAAGGATTCGAAAGAGCGATACGCTGATAGACCTACAAAGCATCTGCTCGTAGCTCATGCCGAACGAAATGCACTCGACAATGCTACGGTGTCCGTAGAAGGCTGCACACTTTACAGTCCTCTTCTACCCTGTAGCGAGTGCGCGAAGAGTATTATTCAGAAGGGAATTACGAAGGTGATATCTTACGAGCCAGTTGAAGACGTTGAACACTTTCACTGGCACATTACAAAAATGATGTTTGAAGAAGCTGGCGTCCAGCTTTACATGATAAATAGGACTGTCACGCCTAATGGGTGACCAAATTACACTCGCTTAATAGGAGAATGAGTATGTTTAATAATATTAATATGAAGGATTTTGATCGCTTTTTTGTAGGATTCGAGCCAATAGTAAAGAGAATGACTGCAGAGCAGACCGTAAAGACAGCTCAAAACTACCCTCCATACAATATCAAAAAGATTGATGAGAACAAGTACATCATCGAACTGGCTATTGCTGGTTTTTGCAAGCAGGATATCGAGATCGAGCTCACTGATGATAAGTTGATCATCAAGGGCAACATGAGACCCGGTGAGCCTGCAGAGCAAGACACGAATGGTAATATGACCTGGCCGCATATCCTTTATCATGGTTTAGCAACACGGTCGTTTACTCGTACGTTTAACATTGCTGATAATATTGAGATCCGCGGAGCCTCAATGCTGAATGGAATTCTAAAGATTGTTTTGGAAGCCATTATCCCTGAGCATAAGAAGTCAAAGAAGATCGTCATCACTGATGAAGAAACATCCACTGTGTCTTCGTCTGCAGAGTATCTAGCAGAACGAAAGGAAAAGTAATGTTTAAGCCCGTTTATCAGACACCAGCACTCACCGTTTCGCTGTCGGATAGCATTCTAGCAATTTAAAAAAGGGGGGAGTCGAAAGACTCCCCCCTTTCTACTATCCCCAGTTGGCAAACTGTTTGGTTTTTTTCAACCGATCATCAAGGCCGTGGGTTCCACCGTTAACTCTTTTAGTGATCTGAGTGATCAACGCATCGGTTACACCCTTGTCTGCAATTGCCAGTAGACCATTCTTACGGAAGAACCATAATGCAGACTCAAAAGCCAACTCCCCCACCACAAGATCAAGATTCTTTAGCACGTCAGGTCGTTGAACAGCGGCGGCAAAGGCTGTATAGTTGTCTTTCCCGGTCAGTTGGATCGGGCCTCGACCACGAAACTTCCAGCCATCTCCAGAGGCTTCTGATCCGTTCCCCATCCGATTAGCATAAACCTTATTAGCAATCTTCTCTGGCTTACGGGCATATCCTGTGGTTGATGCAATCGTAGGAAAATACTTTTTAAAGATGCTATTCAGACCTTTGTCCGAGTAGTGAAGGTTTTCTGAAAATACTTTAAAGTTTCCTGACTCATGAGCACACTGACCAAAGAAGTGCGCGGCCTGCGCGTTCGACAGTTTAAAGTAATCTCTTGCTGCCTTATATGTGCCAGGTCCCCATTTACCATCGACAGCAACTCCGCATTTTGTTTGGAGAGCAGCCAGCGGCTTCAGATTTGAACTTGTTGGCTGCAGATTTACAGGGGAAGTCGAACGCACCATCGCCGTTTTTGGTTGAACTGGAACAGATACTCCAGTTGATCTCACAGTCGAAGGATCGAAGTCAGCAACCCTTGTGTACACAGTACCGCCAGCCTTCGATTTAGCGGCGATCATACGCACTTTACGATTTAAGCCGGCTTTCTTAATCGAAGCGTGAACCCAACCAGAATTGTTATCTCCTTTTGTATAGAACTCAAGAATCACTTGGTCGAAGTCAAGGTAATCACAGATCCAATCGGCGACTTTTTTGTTATCAACGCCTTTCACTTCAAAGTCAATCGCTTGGCCATTGACGTGCTGTGATGTCTTCGAACCGCCAACCGCCTTATTGACAAGTGGAGCACGATACGAAGAGTTGATCGTAACAGGACCAAATTTTGTACGCACTGGCTCGAGAATCTTCTCGCAGCAGTATCGCATATTCTCAATGTGTTCTGGAGTTGGCGTGTTACTTAATCTAAGTTTTTTAGCCGTCGGAGAAACAGTCATTTCTTCTAAATCAAAATGTTCAGTTAATTTCATTTTTATCACCTTTTACTGTTTACTTTATTTGGTTTTTGCTGTATAACTAAGAATGTGGCCAAGACATCGGAGATCCAATGAATTTTTACACCAACGTTACTCGACATAGAAACCAAATTTTAGTACGTGGAATATCTGAAGGCAAGCCGGTCAAGTTTTCTGTGAAATATAAACCCTATTTATTCGTTAAGGCAAGCACGCAAACAGAACATAAGAACCTGAAGGGCGAATATGTTGGCAAGCTGCAGTTCGACTCCATGTCCGAGACTTATAAGTTTACGGAAAAATATAAGAAAGTCGAAGGCATGGAAATTTATGGCCTTTCTGATTGGCCTTATATGTATATTTATGACAAATATAGAGGTGAGATCAAGTATGATCCTGCTCTTGTTTCAGTTTGTTCGATCGATATCGAGACTAGCATTGAAGGCGGTTTTCCTGATATCGAGAAAGCAGACAATGAAATCACAGCGATTACCATCGGCCGCAATGGTAGAAAGACTACGTTTGGTTGCGGCGAATATCAGGAGCATCAAGATAATGTACAATATTACAAATGCGTTGACGAGTCTGCACTCTTACTCGCCTTTCTCGAAGTCTGGAACGGATCACTCTATTCGCCTGACGTTGTCACCGGCTGGAACATCGAGTTCTTCGACATACCATATCTTGTCAACAGGATGCGAAAAGTTATTGGATCTAATCACGCTGACCGGCTTTCTCCCTGGAAAATACTTCGTGAATACACAGTTAACAGCCGCGGAAGGGACTGTATTTGCTATGCCCCAATTGGGATCGCAGTCCTTGATTACATCAAACTTTACAGGAAGTTTACGTACACAGAGCAGGAATCTTACCGACTTGATTACATTGCGCAAGTCGAGCTAGGCGAAGGTAAGATTGACTATCACGATGAAGGTTACACCGATCTCGATGATCTTCGGCTGAGAAACTTTCAACGTTATATTGAGTACAACGTTCGAGACGTTGAAATTGTCGATCGTCTTGAAGATAAGCTAAAGCTCATTGAGTTGGTATATGCATTGTCTTATGATGCCAAGGTAAACTACGAAGATACCATGACGACCGTAAAACAGTGGGACGTGATTACTCACAATTACCTTCTCGATCGAAACATTGTGGTTCCTCTTAACGATAAGAATAAACCCGATCGAGCCTTTGTGGGCGGATATGTGAAAGATCCAAAGGTCGGTATGAGTAAATGGGTTGTGTCGTTCGATCTAAACTCCCTTTATCCACACCTTATCATGCAGTACAACATCTCTCCGGAGACTTTTGTTACTCGCTTGCAAGATAAGGTGTCGATCGACGACCTACTTGTTGGCGGCGCTAGTCAGTTCGGTGACTATCTTGATAAAACGAACTGTACTATCGCCGCCAACCTTTGTATCTATACAAAAGAAAAGCGGGGTTTCTTACCATCGATTATGGATCGTATGTATGACGATCGTACTCGATATAAGAAGCAGATGATCGAGTGTAAAAAAGAATATGAGAAGACAAAAGAACCTCAGCTTGTCAAGGAAATTGCTCGCCTCGATAACATGCAAATGGCAAAGAAGATTCAGCTAAACTCAGCTTATGGTGCACTCGGTAATAAGTGGTTTCGTTGGTTTGACGTGAACAATGCAGAAGCCATTACCACTTCTGGCCAGCTCAGTATTCGTTGGATCGAGAACAAGCTTAACGACTATCTGAATAAACTGTTGAAGACAGAAAACTTTGATTATGTGTTGGCTTCTGATACCGATTCAGTGTATGTCACTCTCGAATACCTCGTCAAGAACGTGTTCGGTGACGATGTTCCTGAAACTAAGAAGGTGATACAATATATCGATAAGATTTGTAAGGAACGTATCGAACCTTTCATTGATCGCTCTTATCAAGAGCTTGCTGATTATATGCACGCATACGCTCAGAAGATGCAAATGAAGCGAGAGAATATCGCCGATAAGGGTATCTGGAAAGCCAAGAAAATGTACATTCTGAATGTATGGAACTCTGAAGGCGTTGAATATGATAAGCCCAAGCTAAAGATGGCTGGTATCGAAGCAGTTCGATCCTCAACTCCAACCGCATGCCGTGGAGCAATTAAGGATTCTCTCGAGATTATTATGAGTGGATCTGAATTAGATCTTCAAAAATATGTTGCAAATTTTAAGTCACAGTTTTCTTCTCTTAAATTTGAAGACATAGCTTTCACTCGAGGTGTTAAAGATATTGAAAAATATTGGGTATGTGGCAGATTTCAAAGCCAGACACCTATTCATGTCCGTGGCTCAGTTGTCTATAATGAAATGTTGAAGAAGAAAAAACTCACAAATAAATATCAATCTATTACCAGTGGTGAAAAGATTAAGTTCGCGTATCTGAAAATCCCGAATCCAACACAAGACTATGTTATCGCATGTCAGAACGGTTTACCAAAAGAATTGAAGATGGAAACCTATGTCGACTATGCCGTGCAATTCGAAAAAGGTTATCTCGGTCCTATCGAGTCCATCACAAACACCCTGGGATGGCAAGCAGAAAAACGTGCAACACTCGAGGATTGGTACAAATAATGACAAAACTAGACATCGACTTAGAATTTGATTTTGGTTTTACCACAATGGCCGAAGAGGATATTAAACAAGAAGGCAATGACAAGGCACGTGCAATGTATGATGCAATCATGCCACTGCTTCTTAATCTTAAAAAAGATGCAGACAAGAATCCTATTATTAATTGGCCAAATCGTGGAGAAAAGATCGACCAGTTTATTACTAAACTAAATGAGATTATTGCATTTTAAAGGTGTACAATATTAATAATACGTGGTACACTGATAATATAAGGAGTGAATATGTCAGATCTATTAAATAAACTACGTAAGAATACTACAATCAAGGACAGTGATATCCTCTCGGATTCCAAGTTCTTCACTGCCAAGGACATGATTTCAACGTCCGTGCCTGCAATTAACATTGCACTTTCAGGTAAGATCAATGGCGGTCTAACGCCTGGTTTGACTATCTGGGCTGGTCCATCAAAGCACTTTAAGACTTCGTTCAGTCTTCTGATGGGCAAGGCATATATGGATAAGTACCCTGATGCTGTGATGCTCTTCTATGACTCAGAGTTCGGTACTCCGCAGTCGTATTTCGATGCGTTTGGAATTGATACCACACGGGTTCTTCATACTCCTCTCACAAACATTGAGCAGCTCAAATTTGATCTTATGACACAGCTAGAACAGATCAGCCGCGGCGATCAGGTTATCATTGTGATTGACTCAATCGGCAATCTTGCTTCGAAGAAAGAAGTCGATGATGCTATGGATGGTAAATCCGTGGCTGATATGACACGTGCAAAACAACTCAAGTCTCTGTTCCGCATGGTCACACCACATCTTAATCTCAAAGACATTCCTTTGGTCGTAGTGAACCATACGTATCAGACGCAGGAGATGTACTCGAAGGCGGTTGTGTCTGGTGGTTGTATGGCTGAAGGAAGTAAAATTCAAACACTCAATGGTCTTAAAGAAATTCAACATATTTCTGTCGGAGAAATTGTTCGAACTCTCGATGGAGAAAAGATGGTAACTCATACTTGGACGCCAGAAACTTTAGAATTTGGTGAACCAGAATGTTATGAGGTTGAATTCGAAGATGGGCACATTGTTACAGTTTCTAATCAACATCCATTCCTTACAGCAAATGGGTGGATCGATGCGGAAGATCTTGTAACAGGTGTTGAAGTTCTCAAAGTTTAAATTCTAATAAATACCTGTATCAATCATAAGATACAGGTATTTATTAATGCACATTGTTTATTTAATCAAAATTAATAAGAAGTCTCTTCCAAACATGTACATTGGAAGCAAATCTAATTGTAGTGTTGTTGATAATAGAATATATTGCTCAAACAACAAAGTTTATATTGGATCGTCAAAAGATAAAGAATATCAAGAATTGATGAGGTGGTGTGAAGACTATACGATTCAGGTGCTTGCAACTTTTACAACATATGATGAAGCACTGAAAGCAGAGAAACACATTCATATGAAATATGATGTTGTAGCTTCTCCTGAATATTATAACAAATCTATTGCAACAATATCAAATTATACCAATCCTAACTATGCTACATATAAACATTTAATTACTGGAAAAGTATCAAGACTTCCTAGAGATCACCCCAAGGTTATATCTAAGGAATGGGTGGGTGTCACCAGTGGAACAATTTTGACAGAAGAAGAGAGAAAATCTAGAGGTCGATCCGGTCAACAAAATGGGTTTTATGGAAGAACACACTCAGAAGAAACAAAAAAGAAATCTGGAAAGAAGATAGGAGATGTACACCGTGGTAAAGCAAAGTCAATTGAACAGCGTAGAAAAATGTCAGAAGCTAGACGGATGTACTGGGCTGCGCGTAAAGAGCGTGAAGCCAGTAGGAAAGAAGAGAGTATATGATATTAGTGTTGCAGACTCACAACACTATATTTTAGAAAATGGCGTTGTAACGCACAATACTGGCATCTATTATTCGGCAGACAATATCTTCATTATTGGTCGTCAGCAAGAGAAAGATGGCAAGGATGTAACTGGTTATAACTTCATCATCAATGTTGAGAAGAGCCGATTCGTCAAAGAGAAATCCAAAATTCCCATTGAAGTATCGTGGGAAAAAGGTATTAGCAAATGGTCTGGTCTGATGGATATGGGCCTTGAATCTGGACATGTCATCAAGCCCAAGGTTGGTTGGTTCCAAAGGGTTGACATGGAAACTGGCGAAATCTTTGACAAATCTTATCGTATGGCTGATACATACAACTTTAGTTTCTGGCAACCTATTCTACAATGTCCTAAATTCAATGCGTTCATTGAAAAGAAATATTCTGTTGGTAATGGTGCAATTATGCAAGAAGACGATGTCTCAACAGTCTATGAGATGGAGGATGAATGAGAATTGAACATATCATATTTGGAAACCTTATTGAAAACGAGGAATACGCGCGTAAGGTCATTCCATTCCTCAAAGAAGAGTATTTTACAGACACAGTAGATCGTAAGATCTTTTCTATCATTTATGAATATGTGGGAAAGTATAACAACTTTCCCACAAAAGCTGCTGTCGAGATTGATCTGAACGATGTGAGTGGTTTGTCTGATGATCAGTTTAAAATTGCAAAAGAAGTTGTTTCTAGCCTTGATAAGTCTGAAGATCGTGATGTGCCATGGCTAGTAGATAATACCGAGAAGTTTTGTAAAGACAAAGCTCTGTATAATGCTCTGATGCAATCGATTCAGATTGTAGATGATAGCAAGAAGGATAGCATATCGGTTGGATCCATTCCACAGATCTTAACTGATGCTCTTGGCGTTTCTTTTGACAGTCATATCGGCCACGATTGGTTAAACGATGCCGAAGAACGGTATGAGTTCTATCATCGTAAAGAAGTTCGAATTGGTTTTGATCTTGACTTCTTTAACAAGATTACTCAAGGTGGTCTACCTCGTAAAACCTTGAACATTGCTCTTGCTGGTACTGGGGTTGGCAAATCTTTGTTTATGTGCCATGGCGCAGCACACAATTTGATGGCAGGGCAGAATGTCTTGTATATCACTTTGGAAATGGCAGAAGAAAGAATTGCCGAGCGTATCGATGCCAATCTTCTTGGTGTCACACTCGATGATCTCAAAGAGCTACCACAAGCACTCTACTATAAGTTGGTAGGTAAAGTCAAGGAACGAGCAAAAGGTAAGCTCATTGTAAAGGAATATCCAACGGCATGCGCAGGATCCGCAAACTTTCGACATCTCTTGAACGAATTGAAGATCAAGAAGAACTTTATCCCCGACATTATCTACATCGACTATCTGAACATCTGTGCGTCGTCGAGGATCAAACCGGGGTCGAATGTGAACTCATACACGTACATCAAGGCGATCGCAGAAGAACTCCGAGGTCTCGCCGTCGAGTTCAACGTACCCATAGTTTCGGCTACTCAGACTAATCGTGCTGGTTTTAGTAACTCTGATGTCGGTCTTGAAGATACTTCCGAATCGTTCGGTTTGCCTGCAACAGCAGACTTTATGTTTGCCTTAATTACGAGCGAAGAGTTACGCCAGCTCAATCAGATCATGGTCAAGCAATTGAAGAATCGTTATGGTGATCCATCGGTGCATAAGCGTTTTGTGATTGGTGTTGATTATTCGAAGATGAGACTGTACAATGTTGAGTTGTCGGCGCAGACAGATATTGTTCAAGACGATGATCGACCAATTTTCGACAACACTGATACTGGTTATCGATTGGAGAATGAGTCAAAGCCTGCGAATAAATTTGGAAAACTTAAATTTGGAGGGTTTAAGTAATGGATTGGGAAAAGTTATCAATTAAACCTGAGCCACAGTGGTTGTCGATCAAACAACCAGTGTATAAGTGGAAATGTCAGCTTCATCCTGGAACTTATTGGATGGTAGAAGATCATCGAGTTCCAAATTGGTTTCATCGTAAGATGCAGCAACTTTGTTTTGGTATTGTATGGGAGAAGATCAATGGTTAACTATAAGATTGTAAACGAGCAAACGGTACCTGTAAATACTTCGTTTGGTGAATACGCTCATATGCATGTAGAACGTGGCGGTGATATCCTTGAGCTCATGACAGATCAGATTGTTAGACGCGGCCTCAGCAGGCCGAAGGCGAAGGAAGTGGTTCGGCATCTCAACTTTGGCGGCGGTTTTGACGGACATACTCCAGCATTTTTTTTAGCAGAAAGAGAAAAATTCTAGATTCGAATCAACAAAGTGTATAAATAAGTGTACACTATGTGGTGCGTGGATATACAGTTCAACTGTGTAAGTTAGGCAAGAGTCTTAATTGACGAATGGAATAGGCAGGATCACAGGTGGGGTTCCTCCTGCTACACGCATGATGGGCGGCCTTCGGGTCGCCCATTTTTTTATCTTTTTTAAAAATAAACATGTACATATTGTTAAAACTGTGTTATACTTAATTATGATGATTAAAAGGTAAAATGCGATGACTGATCAAACCAGTACAAAGACCTATATTGAAATTTCTAGCGGATGGGCTAAAGATAATCCCAAGCTTTTTACTGATACCGTGCTAAATTTCCAACAAAATTATCCTAGCGGCACATGGATCCACAACATCGATTTTAGTCGAGCTGGATTTATGACTTTCACCGCTAACTCCGTTGTCTGTTAAACCGACACTGCCGCTGGCAGTACGTGGACGAAGAGCCATATTATAGCCGCGCAAATATTTGTATGTGAGACACAAAGTCTTTAGGATGTAAAATGAGCAGACAACAAATACTTACGGCAGTTATATACGATCGAAGGGGCAGAGTGTTGAGCGTGGGGCAAAACTCATACGTTAAAACACATCCACTACAAGCTGAACACGCAATAAAAGTCGGTTTGCCTGAAAGAATATTCTTACACGCCGAGATACACGCTATTGTGCGCTGCCGCAATTTAGAACAGGCTCACAGAATATTTATTTCTCGCTGGAATGAATCAGGCAAATCTTTATTGGCTAAGCCGTGCCGCATTTGCGATTCTGCTATTAAAGCCGCTGGAATTAAAATTGTTGAATACACTCTGTAAAATTTGAAAGGATTTAAAATGATCGAGTACACTGTCACGGTTTATCCTAATGGTACTAAGCACTGGTATCTGCATGGTGAGCGCCTTACCGAAGAAGAGTTCAATGCAAGGTTCGCTGCGAAGAAACTTACTGTCGGTCAGATTGAAGCTTTGCTTGGTTACAAGGTGGAAATAGTTTCATAATTTTGAAAATAAACATGTACATATTATCAAAACTTTGGTATAGTGATCTATAAGATGATGAAAA